GGTGCTGGAGAGGCTGAGCGTAGCCCTGGCGTGCGGCGAGGTCGTCACCCTCAGCAAGCTGAGGGAGTGGGCATCGTGACATCCGAGCAGCGCGATCACTTGATCAAACACGGCGCCTGGAAGGCACACCAGACGCATTGCAACTGCGATATGGACAATCCTCTGACGCCCGGCGATATCTCGCGCGCCACCGCGTTCATGGATGCCGTGGAGGACGCCATCCGCCGCGACGAGCGCAACCGCATCACGGCATGGCTGCGCGAGTGCGCCGCGCGTCCCGAGCTGAATATCACGCAGATCGGCCGCCACGCCATAGAGGTCATCGCTGACGAACTCGACCGCCGACCGATCGGAGACTAAGTCGTGGACTTGTTGACTCTATTCAGCGAATACACCACGTGGACCACGAGCGAGCGTGTCATCGAGTGCGAAGCCCTGATTCGCGCCGACGAGCGTGCGCGGATCGTCGCGTGGCTTAAGCGTGAAGCCGACGAGTACGACAAGGTGGAACGAGCCAGCGGCAAGCTGCGCGGCCAATCCGCCGCTGGCACCCTGGCATACGCTGCCGATCAAATCGAGAAGGGATTGCAGCCATGATCGCCAAACTGATCGTCGTCGGATCCGCGGGGCTGTTCGCCGCCGCGCTCGCGCTCGGCGCGTGGGCGGTACGCCGCTCCATCGCGCGCGACAAGGCCCTGGACGCCGCCGCGTACGCCCGAGATCCCCAGCCGCCCACCGAGCCCGCACAAGACTCCCTGGACGCCAAGTGGGGCGTCTTCTGGCGCCAGCGCGAGCTGGACTACCGCCGCTCGCTGCTGCCCGCGCGCCTGGTCGATGCCGAGAACATCCGGCCGTGGGCCCGCCAGCATGCCGTAACCACCGCGGGCATGTTCGCCGGCTACGAAGAGGACAAGCGCCACGAGCTCGACGACTGGCTCAACAGCCACCTGCGCAAGCTCGGCTTCGCCAGCGTGGCCGAGGTCAACGCGGAGATGGAGCGCGCCCTGGCCGAGACCATCGAGCGGATGGAGGCCGACGTCGCGCGCACCGACATCGAGTGCACCGAGACCGGCAGCTGGACGGCCGACGACGTCAAGGCGCTGCGCGAGTACGAAGCCGCCCACCCGCTCACGGAGGTAGTGCAGTGAACTGGGACAAGATCTATCCGCTGCTGTGGGTGGGGCTGTACGTGGCCGCATTCATCGTGGTGCCCATGGCCGTCAGCCTGCGCGATCGCCGCAAGCACGGGAGGTTCTGGTGATGCTGTACGTCTCGCCCGAGCCGTCGTTCCGCGTACCGCGCAAGGGCGCCGACCCCCTTGCCTGGCTGCTGCTGGTCGCTTTCGTGACCGGCCTGCTGCTGGCCGGGGCGTCCGCACTGCTGGCCGTCGCGTCGCACGACCCCGCGCCGTCCCCCTCGCCCGCCTCCAGCGCTCCCGCGTCCAGCACCTCGGTGCAGCGCATGCAGATCGGCGACGGGGCGTACCGGGTGGGCCCGGACATCCCGGCCGGCCGCTGGCGCTCGGCCGATCCGCTCACCCCGCGCACCTGCCGCTGGTGGACGACCCTGCCGGGCCAAACCATGATCATCGTCCGGCCGGACAGCGAGATCACCGACCGCGTACCCGCGGTGGTCCGCCTGGACCCGGGCACCGATTTCCACAGCCTGGGCTGTGGCGAGTGGAGGCGTGCGTAATGCCTGGCAGCGCATTCCCCGAACGCTCCATGGAGCGCGCCAACCGGCTGTTCAGCGAGGCTATGGACGCCCTCCCGCAGAGTGCCTATCACCAGGTCGTTCCGAACCCAAAGATCTTCATCGGTCCGGAGCTGCACGACACCCAGATACGCGCATACGCATTGATCGCGGCTGCCCAGCTGCAAGCGCCGTCGCCACGCTGGAACCGCGACGACATCGTGCTGTGGGAGCGCAAGGTACTGGACGCGGCAGACGTTTACGCCCACTACATCAAGAACGGTCCGGCCGTGAAATCGGACCTCCAGGAGAGCGAGGACTCCCCGTGAGCAACATGAACAAGATCAACACTAAGATTCCGCGGAGCGAGCTGGCGGCGTTCCTGCGCTTTCTGCGTGCTGCGCCGGCCTACTCGACTTCGCGGATCATCGGCGAGGACCCGTCCACCGACCGCCTGATAGCCATGGTCATCGACGAGCTGGAGGCGCGCCCCACCCTGCTCGGCGTGAGCGTCGAGCTGCTCGATGCCGACATCAATTGGGCGCTGACCACAGTGGAGGTCATGGGCCTGGACGACGTCACCAACGCGCCCGTCGCGGCGGCGTACGCGCTGTACTGCATCAACGGCGATCAGGCCAGCCGGTGACCGATGTGGAGAAGCTGATCGCCAGGAGTCGCCCGGACATTGATCTGTCCATCCCGGAAATGGCCGACATCCTGGCAGCGTTCTGCGCCGAGCTGGCCGAACAGCTGAAGACCAAGGCGGCACAGAAGGCGGCCAAGAACAACCGCGGCCACAAGTCCTACGGCGAGCACATCGCCACGGCCGTGGTAGAGCTGAACGCGATCGCCGACGCCCTGCGCAAGCACGCCGCCACGTCTGTGCCGGCCGAACCGGTCGTGTGCCGCGCGGTCGACAACGACGGCGCGCCGTGCATCCGCACCGAGCCCGGCCACCAGGCCCACACCTATGCGACCGCGCTCAATACGGCCCTGGCCACCGACGAGGTGCTCGACACCCCGTCCGGGCCGATCACCGTCGAGCAAGGTCCGTACAATTCGATCATCCCGACAGCCGTGTGCGGGATTGAGGACCGCTACACCACGCACGACGCCGGTCACTGCGGCCCGGACCGGTGCGTACGCCCGCCGCACGGCCGCGACACCGGCCACGAGGGCGCCTGGTCCAAGTGGCCGTGGCAGGACGATGACAAGCCGTTCCGCGAGCAGTTGGCCGAGCCGAAGGACCCCGATCCGGCCACCATCGCGTACCTGAAGGGTGAACGCGACGATCTCGGCACCGAGCCGTTGTTCATCGAACCGCGCAGCACTGTCACCGTCTCTGGCATGGCCCAGGGCGGTCCCGTGGCCATGGGTAGACCGCATGTCATCCACAAAGCCGAGCTCTATTCCTGGGGACCGACTCTCCAGCCCAGTGTCTTTCCTGGAGCGGGCATTGTCAGCGTCATCCCCGCCGTGCCCGATTTGAACCCTTATCCGCCGAGCGAGCTGATCCGGCTCATGAAGTCCCTCATCCCCATACCGATTCCGGAGGCCGCAGTGCCGCAGCCCGACCCGTTCGACAACGCGCTTCCCGAAGCCCCTAAGCGCGAGGGCGTGTGGACCGGCGGTGCCGAACCTGTGGCGCCCGACCCCCGCCCGCTCTGGCTGCCCGACACCATCGGTTCGGGCCTGCCGTTGACCGAGCAGGTGCCGCGCTCGATCCGCACGACCCAGGTCCGCACTGGCGAGGCGTGCGGCCTGCAATACCGGCTGATCTCGCGCGACCAGGTGCCCGAGGTGCCGTCCTGGGCGAACATCGGTGGCTCGGCACTGCACGCCTGCGCGAACCGCTACGAACTGACCGTCCTGGAGGGCATGGCCGCCGAGACGATCGACGAGGCGACCGCACGCGCCTGGTGGGCCGAGCGGTTCATGGCCGAGATTCACTCGCTGGAGGCCGCCACGCCGTTCCCCCGCTCGACGTGGCGCCGCGCCGGCAAGGGCGCCGAGGGTGAGGACTGGTGGAACGAGGTCGGCCCACTGATGGTGCGCGACTACAGCGCCGCGAGCGCAGGATGGCACGCCGAGGGCTGGTCCATCCTGCCCGTGCCGTCGAATCAGCCGGGCCAGCGTGCCTCCGGGCAGCCCGCCATGGAGCTGGAGCTGCGCACACCGCTCATGCAGGGCGAGCTGACCGGGCACCTGGACCAGGCGTGGTTCCGCAATAGGGGCGGTGGCGAATTCGACATCCTGATCCGCGACCTGAAGTCCGGCCGCGAGATGCCCGAGGACGATTGGCAGCTGGAGGCGTACGTATTCGGGCTGCGCCATCGCCTCGCGACCGCTGGCATGAACGTGTCGAGGATCGTCTGGTCCGCGGTGTACTACGACGCGCGCAACGGCAAGGACGGCGAGGTCAAGACGCCACGGATGGACTCGGCCGAGATCACCTACCGGGCCGGGGCAGTACTGGGTATGCACGCGGCCAACAACTATCCGGCCAACCCCGGTACGACCTGGAAGGCGCCGTGTTACCTGTGCCCGGTGCGTTACGCCTGCCCGATCATGGCGACAAGGGGATAGCGCGATGGACGAAAACCACTTCAGCGGCGATCCACCCACCGGCGAAGTCTTCATCGGCTACGAGCGCGGTCAATGGCCGCTGCGGATCTTTGCCGAAGCCGCCCACGCGGCCGGATGGCTGACCAACAAGGACGACCGCGACCGCGAACTAAGCCGCTGCGTCTGGCGCTACCGGCTCACCGACCCGGTACTCATGGAACTGGTGCCCGCCCAGCGCATCGCCGCGACCCTAAAAGAGGCGCACAGCTAATGAACCGCGTCAAGACCCCAAAGACGGCTCGCGAGCGAGCAGCTGAGCGCGGCTGGGTGTTCCGGCCCGTCAACCCTATGCCGGAGCTGGTCCTGCGCGCGGCGTACGCGCACCAGGTGCAGCGGGCCGCTGGGCACGCACCGCGCAGGCCCGTCGAGCCGCTGAACAACGACATGCGCATTCTGGCGTACTACCGCCAGAATGGCACGCCGCGCCGCCCACTCACCCCGCGTCAGCAGCGCCGCCGCTGGCACAAGAACGCCCACGCGCTCGCACAGGAGCTGGGGTTGCGGACCGCGTGACCGCACATTAGGATGTCAACGACAAGTCAACCGACATAAGGAGAAGCGCATGACGACCGAGGACCGCTACGCCGAGCCCGCCGAGGCCAGCCAGGCGTACCCCCAGCAGGACGGCGCCGGGACCGCTGCGGACGCCAGCCCGAACGCGGGCGACGACGCTGAGGCCGCCAACGAGGCGACCGACACGAACGACGAGCAGCCCGAGCCGGGCTGGGGCGCCGACGCCAGGGACCCCGAGGACAGCGGCGCAGAGCTGTAACACCACCTGTACGACCACCCCGCAAGGGGTGCCCGGGGCGGTAGCTCAGAGGAAGAGCAAGCAGTGCGGCGCGCGCCAAGATCTGCTCGGTCGGAGGTTCGATCCCTCCCCGCTCCACGACACAGCAGTGTCACGACAACGCGAGAGAGGACGCCCAGATGGGCTATCCGCAACAGGGGCAGATGCCCCCGGCTTACCAGCAGAACCCGTACGGCCAGCAGGACAGCTACGGCCGACAGATCGGCAACCAGGGGTTCCCGATGTCCGCAGCTCCGGTGCTCCCGCCGCCGCAGATGAGCAACCCGCAGCAGCAGGGAGACCCGTTCGCCAACTCGTTCGACGGTGCCGACCCGTTCGACAACGCCATGCCCGAGCAGCGTGGCCAGCGTGCCGCACTGGCCGGGCCCGACGGCCGCCCGGTGATCCACACCGACGGCGAGCCGGTCATGGTCTCCCCGCCCAGCCTGCGCACGCTCGGCATGGGAACACTGCTGCTCATCATCCCCAAGAAGATCGAGCGGGACCTGAAGAACACCCGCAAGACCAAGGCCGATGAGCGGGACACGTACAACCGGATGACCGCCGACGTGATCGTCTGCGACGGCACCGGGCGCATGTTTGGTGGCGACCCGACGCGCGGCCTGGATGACATGCTCGGCCCGTACCCGGTGCCGTGCGTCATTGAGGACATGTGGATCGACAAGGACGGCATCATCAACCGCATCCCCGACAATATGATCGGGACCGGTTTCAAGATCGGCCGGATCAGGAAGACCAAGACCAACAGCGACCGCATGGCGTGGATTCTGGCCGCGCCGGACGAGAACCCGGCTCAGGCTGCGGTCATCGTGCAGTCACTCCGCCCGCTCTGGGCGGCCTACCTGGCCCAGCAGCTTCCGATCTTGAACCTGAAGACGCTGGGCGAGCGCTACGGCGTCAAGCCGGGCGCCGCGCCGGTGCAGCAGACGGCCCCGGTGCAGGCGTACTCGCCGAACGCCCCGATGTCGCCCAACCCATACGTCCAGCAGCAGTCCCCGCAATGGCCGCCGATGCAGCCGGGCCAGAACATGGCCCCGATGCAGCAGGGCCCGGCACAACCCGTCAGCGCCCCCCAGTGGGCTCCGCCGGCACCGACGACACCGACGGCGGCCCTGGCGGACTGGACGCTCCAGCAGACCCCTCCGCCCGGCTGGGAGCAGTCCTGGGCGGGCCTGGGGGCGGGCCAGCGCGAGCAGATCCTGGGCCAGCTGGGTGTCCACAACCCGAACGCGGTACTTCCGGCGTCCGTGCCGCCCAATCCGGCCATGGCCAACCCGTACGGCCAGCCCCCGCCGTTCTGAGCTAAGGTCGGTAAGCGACCAAGCGGCGAACTGCTGGACGAGCGCCCCATCTCCTACGAGGTGGGGCGCTCGTGCGAGCCGGATCGATGTGTTCGGGTCGTAAGCCCAGTTGCGGTTCTACGCTACCGGGTCCGCGGGCAGGCTCTGGTCGACCGGCACCTCGACGCCGGCCGCGTTGAGCGCAGCGGTCAGCGCGCGGTTGTAGTTGGCCGCGTCGGTGCGCTGCTGATTGACGATCGTATGCACCTCGTCCACCGTGACCCTGACCTTGCGGCTCTCGTTGATCGCCTTGACCAGTAGCGGTAATGCGCCGACCAGCAGCGCCAGGGCGGTGATGCACGCGGCTATCGCGGTGACGACGCCGGCCGCGGTCGATTCGGGCACGGAGCCCCTCCCTAGAAGCCGCTGGACGATGAACGGTGCATCATGTCGGGCAGCTGCGGGTACGCCGCGGTCGGGTCGCCGTCCAGCGGCGGCAGGGCCAGCGGGTCAACCGCGGGCGGGACCGCGATCTGCATCCCCTGCACGGCCTGTACGGGCACCATCCCGGCCAGTTTGTGGGCCAGCTCCAAAGTTTGGCGCTGCTGCTCCTTGATCACGTCGATCAGGGCCGTGGTGTTGCCGTTGGTCTGCACCTGGACGGCCTCGGCGGCTGCCTTCTGCTCGGCGCCCTGCTTCACCAGGATGCCCAGGGCGCCGAGGATGGTCAGCGCGGCCACGATGTATGCGGCGGTGTCCTTGCCCGCAAAAGACAGGACACCGATGACCAGGAGCACGGTGCTAGCGATGATCGCCTGTGGCAACGTGAGAGTCTTCATGATCACGAGGCCGTTCCTTCGCGCAGGGCCTGCTTCACCCAGGCCACGACCTCGGCCTGGCTCGGTCCGCCACTCCCGCCGCCCGGTGTCAGCGCGTCAACCTTGGCCTCGATGCGCGCCAGCGCGGCCTCGACTCGGGACTGGCCGGCCAGCAGCGTGGACAGGTTCTGGCCATTGGCGGTCACCTGCGCGTCGATCTTCTTGAACAGCGCGACAGCCTTCATCGCGCCCTCGAAGCCGGCGTAGCCGTTGACGACCTTGGTGGCCGGCGCTGCCGGGATCTTCACGGTGTCGTCGAGCTGGCACAGGGCCTGAATAAACCAGCCGGGCGTGTACTCCTCTGTCCACATCGGATCTGTCATGGCGAATCCTCCCAGGTCCCAGGGGGTGCTCGTGTCGCTGATCGGCGCGTCGAGCACCTGGACGTGTGCGTGGTTGGTGTGCGGATCGGTGCCCGAGTACGGGCCCCACTCCCAGGCCGGGCGCGAGCCGCTGGCGTAGGAGGAGAAGATCTCCCGCTCGCTGATCACGTAGCGGATCCGCTTGTCGCGGTGCCGCCGCAACGTCTCAGCCAGCTTGCGCGAGTCACAGCCGTCCGCGGGGTCGTCGGTGCAGTCCCAGGCGGTGACGATCTCGGTGCCCACTCCGGGAACGGTGTGCGGGTAGTGCCCCGACGTGCTCGCGTGGTTCTCGTCGCCGACCAGGCCGTCGGACGCTTTCGACCTGGCCGGCGCAATCGCGTCGACCTGAGCGCGCAGGACCAGAAGGCTGTCCATCGCCCGCCAGGCCACAGCTCTACTCCTCTTCCGTGGGCGTACCGGGCTCGGTCTCGGGCAGCAGATGCAGTGTGACGCCCGCCTTGGCCCGCAGCGGCAGCTCGGTGCCGTCGGTCGCGTACGCCACCGGCTCCAGGTAGCCGTCGGGCCGGCCCGGGGACATTTCGAGACTCCAGTCGCCACCGGCGGTCAGCTCGGTGCGCGGCGGGCCGCCCAGCTCGGCCAGAATGACGTCCAGGCGCTCGTCGGTCAGTGCCTGCTGGCTCGTCCCGGTGACCTCTGCCGGGTCGTCGGGGTTGTCGTGCTGATCGACGTCGACCGCCGGCCCGATCTCGTAGAGGTGGATCTCGCGCGCCGGGTTGCGCACAACCAGCCACCACCAGTCCTGCCCGGCGGCATCGCGATCGGCAACGGTGTTGTCAGCGGCGAATGCCGCTGGCGCTGTCGCGTTCTTGGTCTTGTCGGCCATGCCCTCTCCTTTAGTTGCTCAGCCAGTGGTAACCCATCATGGACTGGTCGACCGTGGTGGCCGCCGTGTTGAGACTACCGCCGGACTCTTGGGCGCCCAGGCTCTCTACGTAGTCGGTGACGTTGAAGAAGATCTTCATCGGCGGTGTGGTGACCTTCAGGACGCCGGTCACGCCGCTGCCCACGGAGAAGTCCGACCCGTTGATGTCGGTGGTTCCGTTCACGCGCAGCTTGTTCAGGCGCCGTCCGGTGGCGTTGCTGGCGAACCCGGTGGAGCCGACCACCTCGGCCCAGCCGGCATACTGCGCCACGTAGCGCGAGGTGTTCGAGCTGGTGGAGTGCCCGCCAGCGCTGTCGATGTCCTCAGCATCGAAGCCGATCGCGGTGTAGACACCGGTGGTCAGCGACTGGGCTGCGGTCTGGCGGCCCTGGAAGATCGGCGGGGCCAGCAGGAACGACAGCACGGCGTTGATGTTGTTGGCGAAGTAGCTGGCCAGGACGATCTCACCGGACGTCCAGACACGGATCACGGGTACGGTTGCCACGGCTCAGCCCTCCGCCAGCCAGCCGGGCGAGCCCGGCAGGCGAGCCTCGCGGCACTCCACGCGCATCCTCGGTCCCTCCAGGGTCTCGGCCAGCACGTCCCACCACGGATCGTCGACGAGCTCGACGGCCCGGTTGCCGGCCTCGTCGACCTCGACCGGCGCGGCAGGCTTGCGCCGATCACCCACTCGCAGGGTGTAGCGCCAGACGTTCCAGTCGATCTCGGCGCCGGGCCGGGTGTCGGCCGGCGGGGCGTCGCGGACCTTGACGATCTGCGCGCGCAGCACCGGGCCGCCCGCCTCCAGGCGCAGGCCGACGATCTGCCCGGCAGCAGGTTTTGACGCGCGCTGCCCCGGCGGCCGGCGGCGCGCCCAGTTGATCTCTTCCTGGCGGTTGGACAGTCCCGGGCCGACCGGTTCGCGATAGCGCCCGACCGGGGGGACCTGCTGCTCGCTCATCGCCTCACCATCCCATGCTCACCAGCCCAGTACCGTCGTGGCGTCCAGGACACCCCAAGTCGCGTCGCCCAGGATCCACGGCTGGGTGGCCGCGCCGCCCGCCTCGACCCGCCCGGCAGGCGAAAGCTGGACCTCGTAGATCCAGGTCTCCTCACCCTGGCGATACACGATCTGCGGAATCGTGATCTTCTCGATGAAGAAATCGAGGCTGACGGTCAGCCCCGCTCCGCCGTTGGCGGCCTTGGCCCGGCGGACCAGGGTAACCCGTATCCCCGGCTCCATGGACAGCACGAACGGCCACAGCGCCGGGTTGGCCCACGGGTCGAACACGACCGTCTCAGTCCGTGTCAGCGGCGCCCGGTGGCCGTAGAACGTGAAGTCGGCCGCGTCCTGGGCCTGGGAGTCTTCCCAGAAGTCCGATCCGGCGTCGAACCGGCGGGGGAAGAACCGCCGCAGTGCCGCCTGGCGGTCCGCGGCCCGCCCGCCGATGGCCGTGGCCCCGTTGTTGCGCTTCCAGGTCACGATCGGGAACACGTAGGTCGGATCGCGGTCCAGCAGCGGCTGGTTCAGGTAGGGGTTCTCCCCACCGGCGGCGTTCTCGCCGATCGTGTAGCGGGGCGTCAGCCGCAGCCACCGGTCGGTGCGGCCCTCGTAGGCGACCACGCCGTCCGGCTGCACCCACAGCACCCCTCCGCCGGCCTGGGCGCTGTTGAGGCTGTCGGTGCTCAGGTCGATGGACCCGGTGTAGTTGGGCGGTCCCAGCAGGCTGGAACCGGGTGCGATGCGCGTCGGTCCGGCGTACGCACCGGACTGGATGTGGCGCAGGATCCGATCGCCTTCCAGCTCGCCGTCGGCCGTGTAGCCCAGGATGCTGGCGGTCCACTGGCCAGCACCGTACAGGGTGTCTATCTCACCGGTGCTCAGCTCCCGGTTCCAGACACCCAGCTGGGCAATGGAGCCGGTGACCATCTTCCAGACCTTCGCGCCGATGGTGTACCAGCGCCCGCCGATGGATATCGTGTCCGCCCGCCCGGCCGGGAAGAATCCCCCGGCCGCTGCGGTGGTGAAAATGTTCTCGATCTCCTGGCCGTCCACGACCGTGCGCACCGTCGTGTTTGCGGCGTCCTGGACCACCTGGGCGACGACGAAATGCAACTGGCTGTCCTCGACCGGGATGGCGAAGCTCGCCCCCACGCCGGTGACGTTGTTGCGCAGGGTGGCCCCGCCGGTGTCCAGCAGCAAGGGGGTGTACTGGACCGTATCAGTTTGATATCGATCGATACTGATCATTGCGGGGAACGACTCGGCGTTGGGCTCCAGGACCGTCCACATGGCCACCGTAATCGCCCATTTGCCTCCGCTGACCAGGGGGAAGCCGAACGGAAGGGGGTTGGGCGTGGCGTATCCGGTGCCCAGGATCGTGCCGGGCTGGAACCCGGGCGGACCGACGTAGGTGAACTGGGTGCCGGTGGAGCCGGGCGAGCCGGGGATGCCCATGTCCGTGCCGCCGTCCAGGGCTGTACCCGGGCCGAGGCTGGACACGGTCGGTACGAGCGCCGGGCCGCCGCGTCCGCTGGACTCCGGGGCGACGGCATTCTGCCCGCCGGAGTCCAGCGGGTAGTAGTAGTCCGGCTGGAGGCTGAGCATGGCCTGGGTCAGCTCCGCGTTGATGGCGATCCGGTTGAGCTGGGCCAGGGCGTCCACGCAGGGCGCCGCCATCACGCCCTCGAAGCCCCTGGCCCGCCAGCCACGCGGATAGCGCTCCATGTTGAGCCGGAAGATCGGATAGACCACCGGGCCGGAGGCGTTGAACGTCGAGGCCGCAGCCGCCTGCTCGTGCTGGATGGCGTCGACGTTGACCGTGGCGCCCGACGTCGCCCCCACAGACTGGATCTTGAAGCAGAGGCCGCGCCCGTCGTCGGAGTTGAACGCCGCCGGGTCGATGACTGCCGGGCGTCCTACCTGGTCGGCCGTGTAGGTGACCGACAGCCGCACGTAGGCGCCCGACGTCGAGGTCGAGGTGCCGGCCACCGAGCCGGTGGCGCCGTAGTCCTCGAACGCGGCCACCGGGTTCGAGTTGGTGTTGGCCGCGAACCGGTAGGCCATCGGTCCGATCCCGCCGGGCACCTGGAGGGCCGCGCTGGAGTCGACGACAGCCCCTGTGCCGAACACCTGCGACTCGCTGACCGATATCGGCCAGCACCAACCGTTGACCACCGTGCCGTGGGTCGAGAAGTGCAGGATGAACTTGTCGCCCGCGGCGTACGCCAGCGGCAGGTCGACGTCGGCGATGAATGTGTTCACCGCGGCCAGCCGCCGCTCGATGATGATCCCCAGCGTGCCGTCGGTGCGGAACTCGATGAACCCGCGGTAGTAGTTGTTCGCGTCCACGTACCGGCTGACCAGGCCGATTACGTACGAATCGCCGGTGGCCAAGGCGGGGGCAGTGATCGTGATGGTCTGCTCGGAGTCCAGGAACGCGCCGAGCTCACCCAGGCGGATCACGGCGGCGCTGGCCATGGTGATGCGCCCCGCGCCGCCGGATACCGCGTAGTCGCCCGCCGCACCGCCCACCGCGGTGTACGCCGCAGCCAGCCAGCTGGCGTTCGGTGTGCCCAGGCTGGACACCGAGGTGCGCGAGAAGGCGTCGTAGATGGCGGTGACGCCCTCCAGGTACGCCGCCATGGTGTTGGCGGTGCTCTGGCGCACGTACGCGCTGGTGGTGTACTGGCGGCCCGGGATGACCGGCAGGCCCACCCGTACGCCCTGTCCGGTCCCCTGGCCGTTGACCACGGCAAACGTGGCGGACTTGCTGCCCTGGAACGGGTTGGTGGTGGTGATGGTCGGCGCCGGGGAGATCCCGGCGCGCTCCAGCCAGTTCGGGGCGGTCGCGCCGTCGGTGTAGGACTCGAACGTCGGATCGTAGGCGTCGACGCCCGAGCCCCGCCAGGTGCCGGAGTTGATCAGGTTGACGGCCGCGCCGACCGGGGTGATCGGCCACTGCGCCAGCTGGCAGACCTCGCGGTAGCACTGCACATCGCCGGCGTACGGGCTGGACGGGTTGTCCGGGTTGAGGTCTTCGTTGATGTCGCGGATAAAAATCTTGGGCGAGCTGCTCATCGCCTGGGCCAGCTCGTAGTCACGCCCGCGCACCTGCTCGGAGACTGCCTCGACCTGAAGACGCGAAGACTCCAGCGTCGTCCAGACGGGTGGGGTGTTGGCGTCGTTGGGGTCGCGGTTGAGCGCCAGCCCGGTCCACACGTCCGGGCGCGAGATACCGGCGGCCATCACATGATCCCGGTGGCAGCGAACCCGAGCCCGGTCGGCCCGCTGCGCACGGCGCGCCGCTGGACAGCCGGGGTGGTGACCGTGGCGAACCGCTGGCCGTCCAGGTACAGGTCGGCGTGCAGCATCGCCCCGTCACCACCGGACGAGGGCGGGGGCGTGTATCCCGGCGGCCGCGGGGCGCCGCCCGGCGGTGGTGCTGCGATCGACAGCGCCGGGCCGGCCACGCCCCGCATGGCCTTGCGCAGCGACCCCGCCCAGCCCTTGACGTACCCCAGGGCCGACCAGTTGCCCGACTTCTCGAACTCCTTGGCCGGCGAATGTGCGCCGATGGCGTTGTTGAAGCCCTTGACGATGTCGTGGCCAAAGCTCTTGACCTTGCCGACAGCCCAGTCCCACGCGTCGGTAATGCCGGAGACCACACCCTTGACGATGTTCTTGCCGGCGTCGTACAACCAGTTCTTGGCATCGGAGAAGAACTTGACGATCCGGGTCTTGAATTTGACACCTTCGGACGCGGCCTTGTCGGGCAGCCCGCGGAACCAGGAGACCACGGCATTGATGGCCGCCGCGATGTGCTCGATCATCGATTGCTTAGTGCGCGCAAACCAGGTGGTGACCGAGGTCCAGGTACGCGCCGCCCAGGCGGTGACCGAGGACCACAGGCTGGCGAAGAACGCCGCCACCTGGCCGGGGAAGGCCTTGATGTGGTCGACGGTGGCGGCTGCGCCTTCCTGGAATTTGGCCGCTATCCAGCTCCAGGCCGCCGCGACCGCCGAGACGATCTTGCCGGGCGCCTCGGTGATGAACAGGAACCACTGGCCGACCATCCAGCCGATCCAATAGGCGGCCTTGTGCGCCAGGTCGGACACGACGGCTTGCACCCGGCCAGGCATGGATGCGAGGAATCCGATGACCCGGCCGGGTAGCTTTTGGAACCAGGCGATCGTGGCGTCGAACCAGTCGGCGACGGCCGCTCCGGCGCTGGTCAGGAAGGCCCAGATCGACTTGCCGATGTTGGCGAACCAGGTGCCGGCCGCCTTGGCGCCCTCGACGATCTTGCCCCAGAGCCAGACGAAGAACGCACCGACGGCCTTGGCGCCGGTGACGATGGCGTGCCAGGGCGTGTCCCAGCCGCCGGCCACGGCCTTGTCGTGCAGTTTGGCCAGCCAGAGGTACGCGCTGGTCAGCCAGGCGATCGTCTTGCCCGCGTTGACCAGGAACGAGGACAGCGCTTGTGCCGCGTCGGTAATGAACCGGCTCAGCGCCGGGCCGTCTTTGGTGATCTCGATCAGGAACTCGCCGACCGCGGCCAGCACCATGGGAATGGTGTCCATGAATGTTTCTAGCGGGCCGCCCTTGCCGCTGATCTGCGTGACCACCCGGGAGAGCTGGTCGATGAAGTTGGTCAGCCCGGCGCCGAGCATGACGGCGAACGTCTTGGTCAGCGGGGCCAGGTCATCGAAGATCTTGCGTAGCGGAGCTTTCCACTGCGTCGCGTAGCGCTGGAAGTAAATGACCGCGGTCCGCAGTGCGTCGTCGAACGCCCCGCTGACCCCGAAGGTGATGACTTTCTTCAGCTCCTGGCCCAGCAGTCCGAACTGGTATTTGACCTTGGGCATCAACAGGGCCGCTATCAGCGCCCCTGCGCCGATGAACCCCAGACCCAGGCCGACCGTGACGGCCGAGCTGATCAGCCCCGCGATGATGGGCGAGACCAGGACGAGCACACCGACGAGGATCGGGATGATCGCCGAGCCGATGGCGCTGAAGACCGACATGAAGCCGGAGACGAACCCCTGGCCGCCCTTGCGCCCGCCGTCGATCAGGTCCGGGGCGATCTGCTGGGCCAGCCTGCGCATGCGGGCCAACTCGTCGTTGGCCCGCTTGAAGTCGGCATAGAGCCCCTGGTTGGCGCCCTCGGACGCCATGCGTTTGCGCAGGGTGGCCACATCGTCGCCGAGACGGGTCATCTCCCGGCGCAGCGTCGTGACGGCATCCTCCCCGGCCCGCATGCGGCGCACCACGAGGTCGGTGAAGTCGTCCACGTCGCCGCCGGCCTTGCGAGTGCTTGAGCGCGTGGTGGCGCCCATCGCCGCGGTGGACTCCTCGAACGCCTCCTGGGCGGCCTGAGCCTCGGCGAACGCGCGCAGCAGGTCGGAGTTGTCGCCGCGCAGCTCGGTGATGATCGGGGGCAGGTAGTCGGCGCCGGCATCGCTCATACGCGCATCGCCTCCGCCCAGCTGTCCCGGTATATGCGCCGAATCGTAGCCTTCATGGCCCTGGTAGTGGGCTTGAGGTACGGACGCGGCGGCAGCTTGCCGCGGCGGTATCCCAGCTCCTGGGCGCGCGACTGCACGGCCCGCGGACCGACTCGGCCCACGTGGACCCCGCGGCGCAGCAGCACGGTCGGGGTGACATGGACCGAGTCGGTCAGGCCGCCGGTGATCCATGCGGGCGGCCCGCCGGGCGGGGAGGTGGTCGGCGTACCCGGGGCGTGGGTGTAGATACGCAGGGTCAGCTGGACCTCGCGCTGTACGGCGCGTACGGCCCGGGTCGTGGAGTGCGAGCCGGCCCGGTCGACCGCCAGGCCCTTGATGTGCAGGGCGTCGCGCCAGGCCTGGGCGCCGGTGACCTTGGCGTCCTGCCTCACCGGCTCACCCTCCGTTTCGGCGCTGCTGGGCTCGGCGTATGCGCTCGTCGCGTTCCGCTTTCTCGTTGTCGACCGCGATCAGCAGCTCGTGATAGGCGGGCATCCGGTCGGCGTAGAACTGCGGCAGGGCGTCCACCTGCTCCGGCGTCCAGTTGTGCTTGACGGCGTACCAGGCGTAGTGCAGGACCTGCTCCCACTCCAGGTCTTCCGGCGTGCGGTCCGGGCCCCGGCGGTGAGGCGTGCCGCCCGCAAGGATGACGCGCGCGCGCTCGGCCGCGTCGGTCTCCCTGCGGGCCCCTATTCCCCCCTGGGTGCCGGGTTGACCATCTGGACCAGGCGGCGCTGGATGTGGCGCTCGATGGCGTTGGCATCCGGAAAACTGAGCCGGTCGATGACCCGCGGGTCGTCGCGCGGGATCGGCATGTCCAGGTCCCACCTGATGATCAAAAGCTGCATGCCCCGGCCGAGAACGCCGTTGAGAAAGGCGCCGTTTCCCTCGGTGTTCAGCGCCTCGCGCAGCCATTTCACGTTTTTCTGGCTGACCGTGGCCAGCGAGCGGAACTCGACCTGCTTGCCCGAGGGCAGCGTCAGCACCGGGATGGCGAACGGGTCTTCGGAGACCTGGCTGTCGGTGTCCGGGCCGGCCGTGGGGATGTCGTCGGGCTGGTCGGCGGGTACGAACGGATCGATAACGGTGCTGTCCATGGAATCCTCGCAATTCCTGGTCGGATCGGCCTAGCTGTAGGTGGCGGCCGCGGTGTTGTTGATCACGGTGGTCTTGATCGGTGAATAGCCGCCGGACGCACCGGCGTCGGTGGTGTTGCCCATCGCCTCGAACGGCAGCGTGTAGCCGATCGCGATCTCATCGCGCGAGAGCGCTGCTCCGTCATCGAAGTTGCACACCTGCATGTGCAGGGTGATCTTGCGCTGAGCCGTGGTCAACCCCCCGTTGTCAGCGTTGATCTCCAGCTCGAACCCGGTGTTGTTCATGAACTTCAGGAACTGCGCCTCGGTGGCCGGCTTGATCTGGCGCAGCGACCCGGTGACGACCAGCTCCCCGCGGAAGATCAGGAACGGCTGCTGGCTGTTCTGGCTGGTGTGCTCAGCCTCGGCCGTGCGGGCGATGGTGACTTCCCACTCGCCGAAGGTCAAGTCGGCCACGTCGTCGAACAGGATATTCGTCCGCCACGCCGCCATCGGCGCGTCGGTGGTCGGCGCGGCGACCGGGGCGGCCGCAGTGACGGCCGAGATCCAGCTCAGGCCCTTGGCCGACCAGGTAATGAACTCCGACTCCGGGTTGCCCTTGATGGTCAGCTCGGTGACCACGCAGCCCGGGTATTGGCGCCCCTGGTTGGCCGGCGTGCCCTGCCAGTCGAAGATCGTGAACGTGCCCGGCTGGGCGGTCCCGCTATTGAGCAGGTTCTGGTTGTGGGTGAACGGCCCGGCACCGGTCGTGGCGATCTCGCCGAGGATGTTCTGGAGGAAGTAGGGCAGGGTGTCGTAGTAGGCGGGTGACTCCTCGATCTCCCATTCCTCGTGCCCGGCGCCCTGGGTCTGCCCGTACGTGCCGGCCATCGAACCGCGCTGGCTCTGGTCCTTCAGCAGCTCGAATTTCGGCTTCGGCTTGAACTTGGCCACCGGGACGGTGGCGACCAGCGGCGGAACCGCGGTGCCCTGCGTCACCTCTTTGGTGAGGCCGATGAATGACCTCTGGCTCGGGTACGCGACCGGAGTTGCCATGGCCTACTCCTCAGGCTCGGTGACGGGGCGCAGGTCCGCGTGGATACGCCGGGCGTTTTCCAGCTCGGCCGCGTCCAGCGTGGTGCGGCGCTCGTCGTCGGCCCCCTGGCGGGCCAGCTCGGCGCGCGCCAGGTCGCGAGCCGAGGGCGGCTTCACCTCCACCGGCGGATCGTTCGCAGGGGTCTT